ATAAATAAAAAATAAATAATGAGAGGATTAAACGGAAATGAAGCTGCTCAACCAAGAGTATTTGCTCATGATATGGTCCCTGTAGCTATTGGAGCTATAAATCCACGTCAAGAAGGTACTGGAGCTTCACTTAACGGTATTGCTAATGGTCTTGAAATGACAGCAGCTGGAGCTGGTTATTCTGCTAATGATATTATTACGTTAAGCACAGGTGCTGCAGCTACTGAAGCTGCTAAAGTAAAAATACTAACAGTTAGTTCTACAGGTGCTATTACTTCATTTGAATTATCATTTACTACTACAGCTAACAAGCCTTATGGTGAAGGATATGTTGTGGGTGATACTTTGAATGATGCTGGAGCTGGTGTATCTACTTTTACGGTTAGAAGTATAGACCTACCAAATACAGCTGAAAGAGGATGTTGTCTTTATGCTGGTATAGCTATTGATACGGGTTTAGATTTAGTATTAGAAAGTGGAGAGCTTTATAATACTACTTATACAGCAAGACTAAAAGGTGTTACAGCTGGATCATTCTTACCAGTATTAGCTAAAAGAGTTGTAGCTGTTACTTTAAGTTCGGGATCATACGCAGCAGGAGATTTATTAGCTATATACTAAGATATGTTTATTGGTGTAGGTAATCCAATACCTAGGATAGCTAATTTACCTGGAGCATCGAGACCTGGCAGCGGTGGCGGCGGAGGCGGCGGCGGCTTAGCTCAACTAGACAACTTATATTCATTTGAGTTTGATGGAGTAGGGGCTTATTTTGATATAGGTCAAATAGACATAACTGGAACTAAAAGTATTTCATTTTGGGTTTATCCAGCAGCAAGCGGTGATAATGGTGCTCTTTTTACAATGGTTCCTTCAGGTGGTACTTCTGATTTTTTAAGTGTTGCACTTTGGCAATCTAATATTCAAGCTCTTACCGCAGTCGGAGTTAAGCAAAGAAGTTTACAAACTATATCTATTAACACTTGGTATCATGTAGTAGTTGTAAAAGCAACTAACTCAATAACAAATATATATATTGATGGAGTTGATCAAACTCTAGATACTGGTGGAGGTTGGAATGGAACACCAGCTAATCCACAATCAAAAATTGCTGAAGCTACTTTTGGGGCAGATTATAATTTCACAGGAAAAATAGACGAAGTAGGAATTTTTAATGCAGCTTTAACAGCTACTGATGTTCAAAATATTTATAATGCTACAACTACAGGTAAAACAG